TGCAATAAAAGGTGGTGAAGAAGATAACGTAATACTATCTTTACATCAAGGTGCTAAGGTACAGAAAAGTATTCGTCTAAGTGTTGACAAACAAGATGAAGAGCATAGAGTGTGGTACGTGGGAGTAACACGAGCAAGAAATAATTTATATAAACTGAAAGCTAAAAAGAAAATAAAGGAGTATTTACTATGACAGATAAAAATATATTGGACGAAGCGTTTCCGCAATATACTCAGGTGGGTGGAAATCATTACACAAAATTTCCCATTCAACCTTACGAGTTTATTTCTAAAAATGATCTATCGTTCTTTCAAGGCAACGTTATTAAATATGTTTGTCGCTATCAACGAAAAGGAGGAGCAGAAGATCTTAAAAAAATTGTACACTACTGTCAATTAGAGATGTTAAAAATGAATGATATAAAAAAGAAAAAATAATGCCTAACAGAAATTTTAAGGCAAAAAATATTACAGTAAATAAATATGAGTTTCGTTTAGAAATCTATGGTACTTTGGTTGATTGGGAAATATTTCCACATACCTATGAGGCAGCCTTGTATGCATTTAGTAATAAAAATAAATTAAATAAATTAGTAGAAAAGAAATACGTATTATCAAAATGAAGATACCTAAATACTTAACACAAACTGAATGGGTACAGCCCACAGAATATCCTGATCTAAGAAGTTATGATGAGATATCAATTGACTTAGAAACACGTGATCCAAATTTAAAATCAAAAGGATCTGGTGCAGTCACAGGTGACGGTGAAGTTGTTGGTATTGCTGTAGCTACATTTAATGACAAGTGGTATTTTCCTATAGCACATGGCGAAGGACCCAACATGAATAGAACTAAAACTTTAGAATGGTTTAAAGATATTTGTGAATGCCCTGCTACAAAAATATTTCATAACGCAATGTATGACGTATGTTGGATACGTAATTTAGGTATAAAAATCAATGGTTTA